CTTCCGTGGCTGACGCCCGGCGGTGGCGGTACTGCGGCTGGGTCTACCCCGGCGAGGTGACCTGGTGGAGGGCCTGCTGGCTGCTCGGCTGGTGGTGGACCTGGAGCGAGAAGCTCGAGTGCGAGGTGGACAGCCTGTGCGTGCTGGGCTTCTGCTTCGAGCGGCCGACCGGCAGGACCAAGCAGGCGGAGGTCGACAGGCTGCACGCGCCGTCGAGCGGGTGCGGCGCGCGCCTGGCCCCCGGGCAGTACTGGACCTTCTGCGGCGAGACCGACATGGGCCAGACGCTGCCCGCGCTGTGCACCCGCTGCAGCGACGACGGCTTCACGCTCCTCATGGACCGCCCGGCGGAGGAGGTCGGCGATGGCCCTGCACCCTGACGGCACGATGGACGTCCGCGTGGCGGGCGGAGGCCTCGAGCGCCGAGGCTACACCGTCGAGCGCATCGGCGGGCGCATCAGCCGGTACGAGCCCGACCTGGTGGAGGGCGAGCACGCCCTGCACTGCCTGGGCGACCCCATCCCGACGATCGTGCGCGCCCCCGTGGTGTCGCGCGAGCCGGCCCTTGACTCCTGGAACGGAGACTTCTAGTGAAAGCAGTTCCCCTATACATCTTCGACCTCGACGGCACGCTGGCCCGGATCGACCACCGCCGCCACCTCGTCGAGTCCTCCCCGAAGCGGTGGCGGGAGTTCTACGCCGCCTGCCCCGGCGACCTGCCCAACGAGCCCGTGCTGCGCACCGCCGCCGGCCTCTTCTCCGCCGGCGCCGAGGTGCGCGTCTGGTCGGGCCGGTCCGACGAGGTGCGCAGGGAGACCGTGACCTGGCTCGCCCGCCACGCGCCCTGGCTGTTCGGCGGCCTGACCGACGCGCCCCTGCTCATGCGCGACGCGCGGGACCACCAGCCAGACGTCAAGCTCAAGCGCTCCTGGCTGCACGCCCTGCCGGCGGCCGACAGGTCGCGCCTGGTGGCGGTCTTCGACGACCGCTCGTCGGTCGTCGGCATGTGGCGGGAGGAGGGCGTGGCCTGCTTCCAGGTCGCGCCCGGCGACTTCTGACGGCTGCGAGGCCGGGTCCGCTGGCTTGCGGCCGGCGACCCGGCAGCGTACCATCGCGAGCATCCCCCGACCAATCCCGAGGATCAAGCGATGTCCAGCGGTCAGAAGAAGGAGCCGACGGTCGCCACGCCGTCGGGGGCGTACGAGCGCATGCTCCCGAAGTGGGAGATGATGGACGCGCTGCTCGGCGGGACCGAGACCATGCGGGCCGCGGGCGAGAAGTACCTGCCCCAGTACGACAACGAGTCCAACAAGAACTACCAGACCCGCCTGGCGCGCGCCGTGCTGCTCAACATGACCGAGCAGACGCTGGACACCCTGGCGGGCAAGCCCTTCCGCGAGGCCCTGGTCCTGGGCGACGACGTGCCCAAGCAGATCGAGGAGTACGCCGAGGACATCGACCTGCAGGGCAACAACCTGCAGGCCTTCTGCCGGTCCTGGTTCCGCCAGGGCTGGGCCAAGGGCTTCTCCCACGTGCTCGTCGAGCACCCGACCCCGGAGGAGAAGACCAACGAGGACGGCTCGCCGGCGCCGCGCACCCTGGACGACGACCGGAGGGAGGGCCTGCGCCCGTTCTGGGTCAACGTCCACCCCGAGTGCGTGATCGCGGCCTACTCGATGATCCGCAACGGCAAGGAGGTGCTGACGCACGTCCGGATCAAGGAGACCGTGACCGAGCGGCGCGGCTGGGAGGAGGTCGAGGTCGTGCGCATCCGCGTGCTGGAGCCCGGCACCTGGGAGGTCTGGGCCCCCGACGACAAGGGCGAGCGCTGGCACCGCGAGTCGTTTGGCACGACCAAGCTGGACTATATCCCGCTCGTCACGTTCTACGCGGGCAAGCGCACCGGGCTCATGGAGTGCAAGCCGCCCCTGGCCGACCTCGCCCACCTCAACGTCGAGCACTGGCAGTCGAAGAGCGACCAGCGCAACGTGCTGACCGTGTCCCGCTTCCCCATCCTGGCGGCGTCGGGCGTGCCCGCCGACCAGAAGGTCCTCATCGGGCCGAACAACTTCCTGACGACCGAGGCCGCCGACGGCAAGTGGTACTACGTCGAGCACACGGGCGCGGCCATCGAGGCGGGCCAGACCGACCTGGAGTCCCTCGAGGACCAGATGTCGACTTACGGCGCGGAGCACATGCGCAAGAAGCCGGGCGACGAGACGGCGACCGGGCGGGCCCTGGACTCGGCCGAGTCGTCGTCCTACCTGGCGTCGACCGTGCACGACTTCAAGGACTGCGTCGAGCTCGCCCTGCAGTACACCGCGGACTGGGTCAACGTGGCGGGCGGTGGCGGCTCGGTCGCTATCAACGCCGACGTGGACCTGAGCGAGGCGAACGCCGCCGAGCTGGACGCCCTGCTCAAGCTGCGCGCGCAGCGGGACATCTCCCGCGCCACCGTGCTCAAGGAGATGCAGGCCCGCGGCGTGCTGTCCGACGACTTCGACCCCGAGGAGGACGCGCAGCTCCTCGAGGAGGAGGCCTCCAACACCCTCGGCGACATGAACGGGGGCGGCCAGGGCACGATGCCCGGCGGTGGCCCGGTCGACGTCGACGAGGAGGAAGAGGAAGAGGAAGAGGAAGAGGAGGAGCGGGACCCGGCCCGCCCCCCGGCGCCGGCCGCTGACTGATGGCCAAGACGGCGAACGAGGAGGTGCTGGACGCGACGGTCCGGCACCAGATCAAGCTGCTGCGCTTCTCGAACGGCGAGGCGCAGGTGGCGGCGGACCTGCTCGCGCAGAGCGACGCCGAGCTCGTCAAGATGCTCCAGTCGGGGCTGACCGAGACCTCGGAGGCGCGGCTGCGCTCCCTGCTCGCCGACGTGCGCCGCCTGCGGCTCGAGGTCGCCAAGAAGATCAACGACGAGCTGCAGGCCGACATGGCCGGGCTCGCGTCGACCGAGGCCGACTGGGAGGTCGCCATGCTGACGGGCGCCACGCCCGTCGCGGTCGCCTTCAACTCCGTGCCGCCCAACGTGCTCAAGGCCGTGGCGAGCTCGCCCATCAACGGTATCCCGCTCGAGGGCTGGCTCGGCAAGATGGCCGCCAACGACGTGTCCAGGGTGGAGCAGCAGCTCCGCCTGGGCATCCTGCAGGGCGAGACCATCGACCAGATGGTGAGGCGCATCCGGGGCACCAAGGCGGCGGGCTACGCCGACGGCGTCCTGGCGACGACCCGGCGCGAGGCCGAGATGATCGCGCGCACCGCCACGAACCACGTCTCGACGGCCGCGCGCCAGGCGACCTGGGACGCGAACGCCGACGTGATCAGCGGCGTCCGCTGGGTCGCGACGCTCGACGGCCGCACCTCCCCCGTCTGCCAGAGCCGGGACGGCGAGGTCTACCCCATCGACAAGGGCCCGCGCCCGCCCGCGCACCCCAACTGCCGCTCGACCGTGGCGCCCGTGCTGCACGGCGAGGAGATTGTCGGCGACCGGCCCACCGTGACCGACACCCGCACGCGCGGGCAGCGGGAGGTGGACTTCCGCGCCGACGCCAAGGCGAAGGCCGGCGACAAGTGGGGCAGCATGACCGCCGCCGAGCGCAACGCCGCTGTGAAGGCGCGCCGCGACCAGTGGACGGCGGACAACATCGGGTCCGCGCCCACGACGACCAACTACCAGAAGTGGCTGAAGGGCCAGTCGAAGGCGTTCCAGGACGACGTGCTCGGGCCGGGCAAGGCCGAGCTGTTCCGCAAGGGCGTGCCCCTCGACAAGTTCGTCGACGCGCAGGGCAAGCCCTACTCCCTCAAGCAGCTGCAGGCCGAGCTGGCCGGCGACAAGCTGAACGTGATCCAGCCCGGCGTCGGCCTAAAGGCCAAGTCGCTGCTGCAGCAGGGCATCCCCGACCAGCAGGTGCTCAGCCTCATGAAGGCGGAGTTCCCCGACGCCAGCACCAGCCTCGCCTCGATCGCCTCCTACAAGTCCGAGCTCAAGAAGGCCGGGCTGCTCGACACCTCCTCGTCGCTCGTGTCGTCGGGCAGCTCCTCGCTCGCCAATGGCGTCGCCAAGGCCGAGGCGGTGGTGGGCGCGCTCGAGGCGAACCTGCCCGCGGGGCTCAAGCACTCCCTGGGCAGCCAGTGGGTGACGCTCGCCGACGAGCTGCAAGGCTCGCCAGGCGTCTACGCCTTCTACCAGGCGGGCAAGGGCGTCGTCGCCTCCCTCAAGAAGCTGGCGGGCATCGGCGTGTCACAGGCGCAGCAGGTCCTGGCGCACGAGCTCGGCCACCTGCTGCACAAGCAGCACCAGGTCCTGCTCCCTGACGACGTCATCGCCGCCATGAAGGCCGCGGCGAAGAGCCTCGACCCCGACGCCAAGAAGCTCTACTCGTACTACCTGACGCACCTGGACGAGCTGACCGCCGAGGTCTACGCCCAGGCGCTGAGCCCCAGCCCGCTGACCTCCCAGGGCCTGCTCGCCGGGAAGTTCAACCAGTTCTTCGGCCCCGCCATCGACGCGGCCAAGCTGCAGATCGCCAAGAAGTTCCCGGCGCCGCCGCCGTCCGTCGCGCCGCTCCAGGCCGGTGCGCCCGTCGCGCCGTTCGAGGTCGCCGGCAAGCACACGTCGATCGGCTCGCTCGCCAAGGCGCTGCTGCAGCAGGGCATGCCCGACACCCAGGTGCTGGCGGCGATCAAGGCGGAGTTCCCCGGCGCCAAGACGGGCCTCGCCTCGATCGCCTCCTACAAGAGCGAGCTGAACAAGCTCAAGAAGATCGGCGGGAAGAGCGGTCCCACCGTGGCCGCCGTCAACCACGTCCCGTCCAAGCTGTCGCCGACGCCGCCCGTGCCGGCAGTCGCCGCCGCGGCGGAGGTCGACCCGCTCGCCAAGCTCATGTCGCAGGCCCCGGCCGCGTCGGGCGTCGGCTCGACGACCGTCAAGAACATGGGCATCAAGCTCATGGAGGCGGGCCTCCTCAAGAACGACGAGCTGGCGGCGGCGCTCGCCAAGCTGTACCCGCAGAACAAGGTCTCGCTCGCCTCCATCTCGACCTGGAAGAGCGTCTGGAAGAAGGCGAACCCGGCGGCGTACGCCAAGGCGGCGAGCAAGGGCGCCAAGCTCGGCAAGCTCGCCGACGCGGCGGGCCCGACCAAGCTGCCCTTCCTGCACGGCAAGGCACTCGGCGCCAAGTCGACGAGCGTCCTCAACCAGGCGAAGGCGCAGCTCGCCGCGGGCGCCCCCACGCAGACCGTCCAGAAGTTCATCGAGGACTCCTTCGGCGGCGCGGCCGCGGCGAACGCCCAGGGCGTCAGCAACCTGCTCGAGCTGGCGGTCTACCAGGTGGACACGGCGAAGGCCCTGGGCAAGCCCTACCTCAACGCCGCCGCGGGCTACAAGCCCCCGCCGGCGCCCGCGCTGCCCGTCAACGTGGCGGACGGCAAGGTGCTGCCCGCGGGCATGAAGGTCGCCACCGACTCCGAGCTCGACGAGATAATCACCGAGGCGCTCGACGGGGACGACCCGAACGCGCTCGACGTGATCGCCATGGCGAAGGAGCAGGGCCTGGTCGTCAAGCCCTCCGCGCTCAAGCAGTGGCTCAAGGACGCCGAGGTCGAGGGCACCGGCCTCGACGACGACCTGATGAAGATCGCGAACGCCGAGTGGAACGCGCTGCCCAACGCCACGGCCGCCGCGACCTCGGCGGCGAAGACCGCCGCGAAGAAGGCGGGCCCCGTCGACATGACGCCGTCGCGCCTCGCGGCCACCCCGTACGAGGGCATGCCGCCGCCGCCGCGGTTCACCGCGAAGCAGCGGGCCGCGGCGCTGAAGTCCCTGTCCGGCGAGAGCAGCTCGGCGGACTGGGCCCAGAAGGTCAACGCGCGGTACGGCCTGACCGGCGACGCGGCCGTGACGCCCGAGGAGATGGGCATCATCCGCTCCTACACCGGCAACAAGACCTACCGGCACGTCAACGAGGTGCTCCGCAACGGCGGCTACGCCAGCAACCCGGCGATCCAGGCCTACGTCGACGCGGCCCAGCACGGCATGCGGAAGATGCCAGCGTACGTCGGCCCCGTGACCAGGGGTGTACGATCGCTGCCTCCCGGGTGGACAATGGAGAAGTTCCTGTCGCGCTACCAGGTGGGCAACGTCGTCGAGGAGCACCAGTTCCTCTCGACGGCGCGAGGCACCAGCGCGGTCTACCACGGCCCGGTCTACTTCCGCATCAACAGCCTGACCGGGCGCGATGTGGACTGGGTGAGCAAGTTCAGCGGCAACGAGCGCGAGGTGCTCATGATGCCGGGGACGCGCATCAAGATCACGAAGGTGGAGAAGGACGCGAGCGGCAAGTGGATCATCTGGGCTGACGAGGTTATCTGATGGACAACAAGATGCTGCAGGAGAGGATGGACCAGTTCATCCCGGGCATGCCGGACGACCCCGCCGAGCTGCCGGAGCTCCTCTTCCAGGTCATGCTGGGGAAGGTGTACTCCATCAACCGGTGGCCGGACGAGTCCACCGCGCGCGGCGAGCTGACCCTGGCGGAGCTGGAGGAGCGCTTCGGCGAGCCCGTCGTCAAGGAGGGCTGGTACTCCGCCACCGGCGAGTACCTGGGCGCGCAGCCTCCCGGCTCCCTGCTCGACGACTGACGGGGCCAGCAACGATGGCTCGCGCGGCGACGAGGCCCGCGCTACCGTGCGTCCTGAACACCCCGGGCGCGACGCCCTAAACAACCAGCGCGTGATGCGCAAGGAGAGCAAGATGGAGTTCGAGTTCCTCAAGAACCCGACGGTCGAGACGATCGACAAGGTGCCGGAGCAGTTCCGCGGCTTCTACGCGCAGGGCGAGGGCGGCTTCGTGCTGCAGGACTCGTTCAAGGCGACCGCGGGCGCCGTCGACGGCCTGAACAAGTCCCTCAAGGCGGCGCGGCGAGACGCCGACGACGCCAAGAAGAACCGGCCGGACCTGACGGGCTTCGCCCAGATCGGCCAGCTGCTCGGCCTCGAGGGCGACGACGCCGTCAACGCCGAGACCCTGAAGGCCGCGGTCGAGCGCACGCTCGGCGAGTCGAAGGACGGCAAGGTCAACTGGGACAAGATGAAGAAGGACCTGGAGAAGGGCTTCAACACCAAGCTCCAGGAGAAGGACGGCGAGCTCCAGGGCATGGGCAAGACCCTGCAGAAGTACCTGGTCACCTCCGCCGCGGTCCAGGCGATCGCCGCCCACAAGGGCGTGCCCGACCTCCTGCTCCCGCACGTCCACTCCCGCACCAAGGTGGTGAAGGACGGCGACGAGTACGTGGTCCGCGTGGTGGACGAGGCCGGCGACCCGCGCGGCAACGCCTCCGGCGGCTTCATGTCGGTCGAGGACCTGGTCAAGGAGCTCAAGTCCAGCCCGACCTTCGGCCGCGCCTTCGAGAGCGAGGGCACCTCGGGCAACGGCGTGCGCCCCGGCTCCACCCAGAAGGTGCCGCCCGCCAAGCCCGGCGAGAAGAGCGCCACGCAGAAGATCGCGGACGGCCTCGCCAAGCGTCGCTGACGGAACCGGCGTGACAGCGGAAGGGGCGCCTCAGGGCGCCCCTTCTCTTTAGTGCGCCCGACAGGCCATCGCCTGCAGCGACTCGCGCAGGTCGGTCAGGCACTGCCCGAGCCAGTTGCGGCCGCGCCACTCCGACCGGTCGTGCACCCGGGGGTCGCCCTCGGCCAGGCCGACGCCCCAGACCCGGTCGGTCTGGCTCGCCTCCACCAGTACGCTGCCCTCGGTCAGCAGCAGCTTCGCCCGCAGCCGCGGGTCGCTGGTGAACTTCGCCAGGCTGGCGCGCATCACCACGTCGCGGGCGACCGCGTGCCACACGGCGTCGCTGTAGCCCTTGACCAGCCGGCCCAGGGCCTTCTGCTCGGACGGGTCCGGCGTCGCCATGATGGCGCGCATCCTGTCCAGGTCGCCGAACACCTCGGCCTTGCGGGCCATCATGTACTGCTCCGCGCAGCCGTACTCGACGCCGTCGATCACCATGGGCGACGGGTACCACTGGCTGAACACTCCCCCGTAGAACGGGGTGAACTTCTCTTGCTCTTGCGGCTGCACGGCGTGCCTCCTCGTTGGTGTCGGCCCGGGCGCGACGCTCGCGCCCGGGCGAACGGTCAGTATGCGCCTACAGTCGCTTGGACGACGCCGCCGAAGGCTTCGGCGGGGTCACGACGTGCACCGCGACGGCCTGCAGCACGAAGAACTTGGTGCCCGGATTCTCCCGCGCCAGGCGGAGCGCCTCGGCGTCGGCCGTACGGTCGGTCTGCACGACCTTCGGCGGGTTCTTGAGGCCGGGCCGCCCGTGCGGGCCGCACTCCTTGTAGACGTCGCCGCTGGCGACTAGGAAGAAGGCGCCGTCGTCCAGCACGGAGGTCTGCCGGGCGGCGTCCCACAGCACCGAGGCCCTCGGCTTCGCCGTCACGCGGCCCACCGCCAGGTCGACCGACGCGCGGCCGCGCTCGGTCAGCTCGGGGAAGCCGTGCCGGCCGTTCGGGTAGTGGATCAGGTCCTCGAGGTCCAGGAAGGCGAGGTCCTGCGGCGGCAGCTCGCCCGGGGCGCGCAGCGCGATCGTCAGGAGCGTGCGCAGGCGGGACTCGGGGCTGAGACGGACGCGGGGCTTCGGCCCGCCGGCCATGGCGGCGAGGGTGGAGCTCTGCCGCTCGGGCGGCACGGCCTCGAAGTCGGAGGCGACGACGAGGGTGCGATCGACACCGAGAACTTCCAGCCGGCAGGCGATCGCGTGCTCGGTCCGGCCGTGCATCTTGGCCAGCTTGGTCAGGTTGATTTTGCCGGCGGCAGCGACGAGCAGGTCGCGCTCCTCGGCGTCAGTCCACGGGGCCCCGCCCCGAGGGGTGCTTGCGCCTGCGGTATTGCCAACCAGCGGGCTCCAGCCACGCTTGAGGGCAACATGATGGGACGGCACGTGGTAACGGGAGAACAGTTCGGCGAAGGCCGCTTCGGCGAAGGCGCCGAGGTAGTCGTCGTCGAAGTCGAAGTCGGACGGGTGCATTGAGTGGCTCCTCTTTTAGACGGCGCGATGCCGTAAAAGAAATGATGCCGCCCAATTGGGCGGCATCGAACCACTGTATGTGGATGGAGCTTAGGCTTTGAGGGCGAAGCCCTTGTCCTTGGCGAGGTCCCACGCCGCGTTCCACAGCTCCATGTTGGCGACGGACATGCCGCCGTCGGCCTCGTCGCGCTGCTCGTCGTCGAGCGGCGAGTAGCCGAAGGCGCGCTCGAAGGCGGCATCCATGGCCATGTTGGCGTCGCAGAAGTCGTGGGAGTGGCAGACGCCCTCCATCGTCTCGGCGCCGTTCAGCTTGACGACCTCGGCCATGCGGTCGCCGATCCACTCGTGCAGCACGTGTGAGAAGGCGGTCGCCAACTTGAGGACCTTGTCGCTCGGGGCCTCGGGCTTGGCGTCGCAGCTGCAGTCGTCCAAGTCGAAGCCCTTGCCGCAGATGTTGCAGGTGAAGGCGGCCATCAGAGGCTCCTCAGGTCTTCGCCGTCGTCCGGCGAGGGGACTTCCCAATGGCCCGTGGCCTTCTTGCGGCCGTCGGCCGTGATAGCGACGAGGGTCGACTCGTCGCCGTGGGCGGGGTGCTCGTACAGGTCGACGCCGTGGACCCGACCGAGGAAGGTCGGGTTGTGGGCCATGAAGGCCTTCGCCTTCTCGGTGGTGGGCTGGTTGCGCATGACGCTCTCCTAGGTCCCGGTCCGTCCGGGTGTAGGGTCATTATACATGGTGAACTGGTCGCTGGGAGCCCCTTTTCCTTTATATCTTCTTCTTTTCTAAGGAATAAAGGATAAATCTAACCCTTTCTTAGCATTCCTCTGAGGCTACCAGGCCGTCCAGAGCCTTGCCGGTCCTGGACCGTCTGGCCCTTCTAGGGCATCTAGGCCGGCCGGTCCCGACCGTGGCCGACCCCGGGGCCGGTTTCTTCCTGGGACAAACCGGGCTCCGAGGCCCGTACGGCCCAGAAACCGACCTGGGGCCTTGCGGTGCATGCCTCTCGGCCTTCTGGGCCTGGCACCCAAGGGGCCTAGAAGGTCCGTATTCGCTAAAGGGCTA